ACTCCTCAAAAACTGGCCTCCAATGGTGTCGGCAGTTATAACCACCGCGCACAATAAAAGGATCACCGGAAGCCTTACCTGCCCAAGACCCCGACCATGTTTGTTCGATTTCTTCATCTGTAAACGTCTGACCCTGATGCTTGCGACAGAATGGCCGCGTGTCTCTAATGCTTGAGCCGTAATACTTCCACTTTTCAGCCCCTGACTCTTTGCCGATAGCTGTGTTAATGGAGGCATCAAACTGCATAAGGCTGTCTTGCATCATCTGTACTGAATAGCGTCTAAGGTTGCGCCCAGTTGCATCTCTGCCATAGAGAGTCTGTAGTTTCTCTACCGCTGCCGCTTTTTGTGCCGCTGATCCATTGGCCGCAATATCAACTAATTTCTTAGCCTCTAATGAGTCCGATGAGATATAAATGCCGTTGATGCTTTGACTTAGGTTCTTAACAGACTCGTTAAACGCTCTGCCTGTTAGTGTGCTTTGATAAACCTCTGTTGCTAGGACATCCAGATACTCACTAGCAAGCGCCTCAAAGCCCTGAAAAGAGAGCCGCTGTAACTGGGTGATGACCGATGCCTCAACATTGATAAAGTCACCGTAGTTCTGGAGCATAGCCAAAGCTGATGCTGATACATTCCTGTACTGCCGTATCGATGCCTGAACCTCTACCAGATACACCTCGTCAATGATCGATCTGATCTCAGCCCTAGCCGCTAACGCCCATTGCAGATCAAACAAATTCCCATCACTTAAAGGCGCTGTTGCCATCAATGAAGAGATTCGTGATTCTAGCTCTTTAAGTGCTGCGGCTATTCTTGCCTGGTGGGTATCTGCTAAACGATCAAGGAGATCGCTGTAATCGTTCTCTGCCGACATTAGAACTGTCCTGGATCAGAACCTTCATCTTCCTTTGGCTCGATTAGAATGTCACCGCCTTCCACCTGCTCAAGACCGATCTTCTCTCTTATCTCATTCGGAGTAACGACACCTGCATCAATGTGGTAGCTGTATATCTGTGTCTTATCAGAGAAGTCACCTAGCACTGCTGTGCTTTCTTCGATCTCTGTATGCGCTTTGGCAAGTGCCTCATCATCAAGCACTAGATCAGCGATTTGCATATCAATGTTCTGCATTAAGGTGACTGAGCGAACACCACTGGCGCGTATCTGTTGCAAGAAGGTTAGTTCTTTGTCGTAGTCCCTAAGATCAAACGCATCTGGATAGGATATTTCCACATCGGGGGTGACATCTTGCCAATCACAGAACAGCACAAACAATTGCTCCTCTGCTAACTGTAAGATGTCAGCCTTTTCTGATAGCTTGGCGTTAAGCATTTGGAACTCTGTCTGCATAGCCACACCAGATTGCGTCATTGCCGTTGTGCCGCGAACAGCGCCCATGTGGGTCATTCTGTTAATGGCCTCGACCTTATCGGTTATCGATGCACGAACAGCGTCTAGGTTTTGTCCACTGGGTTGCATTTGGTAAGGCTTAAGACCTTGATCCATGTCATCAGGTAAGTTAATGACCGACCCTGCCCCGGCACTTGCATCTGTGCCAAAGGTCTTCACCAAGGTGGGATGGTTGGATATCCGTATAAGCTGCTCTATCTCTGATAACTCTTGGTAGATAGCGCGTTGCATATATGCGACATCAGATAGATCAGATATGCCGATGCCTCTGGTGACTGATCGTTGTGCAGGAAGAAACACAGCCGGGATACGACCCAACGGATTGTCCATCTCATCGACTTTCTTTTCCTTGCCGTTTGAGGAGACATAGGATTTAATTTTATCTTCTGTCCAGACCTTGTAATAAGCCTCGACCTCTGTGTCAGAGACATGCTGAATGCTTTCCCTAACCTTTAGATAAACGAGCTTAAATCGACCGCTAGGGGTTCTCTCGTACTTCCAATCGAACACGTTTTCAGGGGTAAATACGGTCAAGTAAGGGCGAATCTCTTGCGCCAGTTCTTCTGCCTTAGTTCCGGCATTAGATTTAGGCTTGTCCACCATGACCCAAACATTGCCATACACTGATGCCCATACCTGCGCTTCACGCATAAAGGTGTTCAATGAGCGACCATCAAGATCACAATCTTTTAGGAATGGCTCAAGGGCTACGTTGTTGGCTAACGAGTTAAATGATCGAGTCGGTGGGACGCGCCATAGAAAGCTGCTGTATATGTGAACGATGTTCTTACAATGGTTGTCCATAGCAGTCAGGTCGATTCTGCGACCGTATGAATCAGCGTCCTCGTTGACGTATTTGGTCAGATACGATCCATCACGATAGTCTTGTCCACCCATATACGAGCGCAAGTAGAACTCCCAACTCTCCTTGTGATTGTCGTATTCAGGTGTTGTATATTCAATGTCTGCCATTAAGTCCACCGCGTTGGCTGTTCAATTTTATAGTCTGTTTTTATCGGGAATAGATATTCAACCATGTACCCAAGGGCATCATTAGCATGGTCATAGCCATCATCTTTGTTAGGTTGGCTCGTCCCTTCTTTGTAAGTCTGCCGCTCTAGCGACTTAATCGCTTGCTTACACTTGTCGGTAAAAAACAGATGCCTTTCCCCATTGCCTGACTTAAGCCGTGAATTAACCGCGTTGATGCGGTCACGGACAGCAGGATGGGATTGCTTGGCCTTAGTCATAAAGCCTGCATTTTGTAATATGGATAGGTCTGTGCGACCCCCGGCTGATGTCTTTCTTTGTCGTGCCGCAGGATCAGGGTAGATAATGATTTGTCGATTTGGATAGCGTTGATGTATTTCTTTAGCCATCTCATCTGTGTTGCTGCCGTAGATAATGATTTCGTCTATGCAGATCAGAGTATTGCCTTTACGCTGTGCAATAACACAGCTCATTGGGTCGATGTTCATATCTAAACCGCAGTGAAGCACGCCACCATCATCCTCTGCCTTGACAACAGATGTTGCCCGGTCAAAAGCCCAGTAAATTAGCCCAGAATAGGTAACGAACTCACTCAGATACTCTTGAGCAAACGTGCGTTCATCAAGATCAGCTTTGGCTTGCTCTACCTCACTAGGGGAAACATTGCCGCCTTGTACGGTTGTATACTGGAAACTCTCCCAACCATCAGCACCATCGACTCCTTTAGCCCAGAGATCATAGAAGTGATTGCGACCTTTTGGTGTGCCGATGAATAAGGCTGAACCCTCACGATCTGATAGCGATGGCCTTAGAACCTCATACCATGCCTCTGGCCGCATGTCAGCGAACTCATCGAGTACAACAAAGTCTAATGCCCTACCTCTTAGATTGTTGGGTTTCTCTGCCCCCTTGAGAGCAATTGTCGAGCCATTGATTAACTTGATGGTCAATGCCGTTTCGTTGGTCTTGACCAAATACTCATCAGGGATCATCTGAATTAACATATCCCATTGAATCTCTTTTGCCATGCCATAGGTCGGACAGCAATAGAAACAGTTTTTGTTCTTGCCTGATATGGCGGCTCTCAACAACTCAGCAGCCGCTAAATAAGATTTACCGAATCTTCTTCCGGCACAGACTGATCTAAATCTAACCCTGTCTGACGCTAGCCATATCTCACTCTGCGGGAGCGTTAATTGCACGACTGTCCACCACGATATTGATAGGGGGTATCTCTTGTGCTTCTGGTTGCTCTTCCTTCCATCCACCCTGAGTCTTTAGGTAGAAAATATTAGCCGCCACGTTGCCCTCTGTGGCTAATTTAACCAGGTTAGAACCCATGTCACTGATCTGTTTAACTCTGCCTTTTTTATAGGCATCACTTACTTCGGGTTGACGCGACTCAATTGCTCTCAAAGTAGTCTCTGAAATGCCAAAGTAATCAGCGATCTGGCCTTTGGTTAATACAGCCGCAAGAGCCTTTAGTTCGATAACGTGGTCATCAGTAAAAACGATTGGTGGTTGTCCTCCCCCCTCGCCTTGTCTGCCATTCTTCATTTCTTATTAATTAAATCTTGGACGGTCTTGGATTCATAGATTCGTAACCCAAGCCATATGATAGTGAATAGAGATGCCGTTGGTGGTAGCCATGCGGCAAGTGATAAAATGCCAGTTGATGCAGCCGCTACGTCCATTAAATCTTTTCCGTGATTATCCATTAGATGTGGCCTTAGCTTTTGGCTGAGACTGTTTAGGCTTATGATCGTATACAGCATTATCAAATAGTTGTGCCTCTGCTTTTCTGCGCCTAGTTAATCCTGCAACAACCTTGCCCCCCGCTTTGTCCCATCTAACAATCTGCTCTGATACCTTATCAATGTCACCCGCGTTGATAACTCTAAGCATCGTGCTTGCTCTTAGGTTTCCACAACCTAAATTGAAGCACCAAGAAACGATGGCATCCCACTCATTTGTTAGCAGGTGAACATTAACCAGGCGATCAACGTGATGCTCAACCATTTCAATATCTTTAACCAGAAAGGCATCAGCTTCTTTGTTGGTGATCTTGTCGCCTTCTTGGACGTTACGAGTATGCCCATAACCAATCGTCCATACGCCACCAGAACATTGATACGCTTCTAGCTTGCAACCTTCAAAGTCTTTAATAAATTCCTTTCCGGGTTCAGAAGTTCTCATGCTCTGCCTCTTGGATAGTTTGGCTGCCCCACGACTATAAGGGAGTTGGTCGCTTCAATCGGACAGCACAGGTCACTCTAAAAAAGAGCCGCCTTTAAACAAAAAAACCGCCAAAAGAGGCGGTATAAGATCGGGAGTCAGCCGAAAAAGTAGGGGAACGGCTAGTGTGGTAAATTAGATCATACTTTGTGTGTACTGTCAATCTATACAGTGGTTATTTATACAGTAGTTTAGGTTGCGGACACAAAGTGCTACCTTTTGTCCGCAAATACTCCGTCAACCGACTCACGTCTTGATGCGCCATGACACTCCACTACCTTTTTTTGGGTCATGTGTCATAACATATCCTTCTAGTTTGTGCTTACTGATAAAAGGTGCGATGTTTTATCATTGACAAGGACACAAAGTGCAACCTTTTGTCCGCTTTTAAAAATAATTCTAAATAATACTTGCACTGTGTGACATAATGTCATATCTTAACAGCATCAAAACATTAACTAAGGGGATACAACATGCAAAATTACTATGTATATATAGCTTCCATAAAAGGCGTTCCAAAGTATGTAGGCAAAGGCAGAGGTCGTCGTCACCTTCACTGCTCAAGCGGTAAAAGCAGTTGCTTACTGCTAAACAGGGATTACTTCTCTGGCGAGGAAATCACCGTAGAGTTTGCTCACCTTAACTTAGATGAGCAGTCTGCACGACAAGCAGAATCAGAAACTATATGCAAAATCGGCATCGAGAACCTGTATAACATAGCTAAGCCCACAGGCATGCGCTCAGGACTTAACCTTGTTAATGTGCGGGAAATTAGAGCCAATTATCTTATATCAATGTATAGAGAAAACCTGCTTAACAGATGGGAACTAGACTTGGCTATGCCTAGTTTAAAAAGCAACCCCCACCACCTTGAAAAATACGATAGTCACTGGGAATATTGCTGTGCTTGGATAAATTACTTTAGCCCTGCAATGTTGCATCAATGGACTTTCTTTGGGCTAGACTGGTCATACCCCAATAGCCTTATATTTAAAGCATCATCAAAGAGTGATATAAATTCAGCCGCTAGACAATGTATGGCTCAATGGGAAAGTCTCAATTTAGGGGAAAACATGAAATGGTACGCGTTCTTTGAAAGTGTACTAACAAAACGAATAAACGCCTAGTTACTTCAGGGGCATAACTAAAGGTATATTAATGAATAACTCTGACTTTAAAAAAGCCCGACAACAGTTAGGCTTAACTCAATTACAGCTTGCAAAAAAACTAGGTCTAACCAATAGGCAGATAATTAGACTTGAGCAAGATCACCCCATCCAAAAGCAGACAGCCCTAGCAATGAATCAGCTTGTCACTCTCTCAAGCCTTGATGAATAGCTTGGCTAATATCTGACTCCATGACGGCATACTCCGATAACAATATGGTTAATCTGGGTTGCCAAACCTTACGTGATCGCCACTGACTTACCTCCAGAA